CCTCCAAAGTCTGGCGTGACCCGTTCTCACTTTGTGACTCTGGCTGCCCGCTGATCGCGGCAGCTCATCTGGCCGTGGCCCGCACTCGGGCCTTGGCTGCTAAAGCCATCAATTTTTAAGGAATCGCCATGTTCATCAATGCACGTTTGGCAGAGTCTGTGTCTCTGCTCGCCACCGTCGATCCCGTCTCTCAGGCGGTTGGCTCAATCACAACCGGCTGGATTCCTGCGGCCAACCACGAGCGCTTCCTGGCGCTGGTGCAAACCGGTGTGCTGGGTGCCAGTGCCACGGTGGATGCCAAGCTGCAGCAGGCCACTGACGGCAGCGGCACCGGTGCCAAAGACGTCACGGGCAAGGCGCTGGTGCAAATCGTCAAGACCACTGGTGACAACAAGCAGGCCCTCATCAACTTGCGTGCTGAGGAGCTTGATTTGGCCAACAACTTCACCTACTTCCGACTGTCGCTCACCGTGGGTGTTGCGGCCAGCTTGGTGGGTGCGGCTGTGTTGGGTGGCGTTGCCAAAAATGCACCTGCATCGGCTCTTAACCAGGCTGGTGTGGTTCAAAACATCGCCTGATGACTCAGCGCAAAAGCAAGGCCGCCGCGGTGCGGCCTTTTTCATTCGAATCCAGTGTTGGAGTTGCAATGCCAAAAGTTGTTCATTTCCCCGACGATTACTACGACATGGGGTCCGTAAAGTATGCCAAGGGCAGCTATCAACCCCTGACCTCGGAAACCCAATCCATTGTGAATGTGGGTCATGCCGAGCTGCTGGACTCTGATGCTGGTGGTGACCACATTGCTGCGCTGGAAGGGTTGGCTGTCATTGCAGAGTCCCGCTCCCAGGAGGCGCAGCAATACGCAGACCAACTGAAGGCAGAGGCTGACCAGGCCCGGTCGTTGTTGGAGTCTGCCCGTGCCCAGCTGTTGGCTCAAGGGCCTTCCGATGCAGTGCCTGCTGACGCCAATGCGCAGCTTCCCTTGCAGGGCTGAAGAACATGCCGCTGGTTCAGACGGTCGCTCCGGGTATTGAGCCGGTCGATCTTGTCACGGCCAAAAATCACTTGCGGGTGGACTCAGACCTCACGCAAGACGACACTCTGATTTCGTTGCTCATCGCTGCGGCCCGGCGGTATGCGGAGTCGTACTGTGGGCGCAGCTTCATCAGCCAGCAGTGGCGCTTGGTTGCTGACAGCTTCCCAGGTGGTGCTGCCATGGCTGTGCCGCATGGTGTTCCGTACGGCTTGCCAGTCAATGCGTTTTTGCTGGAGCGTGGGGCGGTGCAGTCGGTTGACAGTGTTGTTTACACCGCCATGGATGGATCTGAATCCACCATGCCGTCAACCGATTGGGTTTTGGATGCCTCGGGCCCGGTGGCCCGAATCACGCCGCGCTTTGGCAAGATTTGGCCCATTCCGTTGCCGCAAATTGGTGCGGTCAAGGTCAACTACACCGCTGGCTACGGCCCGGCAGCATCCGATGTGCCGGAAGGAATTCGGCACTGGATGTTGCTGCGTATTGGCAGCATGTACGAGCACCGCGAGGAAGTGGCGCTTGTGCAGCGAGGAAAAATTGAAGCGCTGCCGTTTGTGGATGGGTTGCTTGACCCCTACCGGGTGGTGCTGGCATGAGGGCGGGTGAGTTGCGAAAGCGCATTCAGCTGCAGCAGCGCAGCAGTGCGCAAGACGCCTGGGGTCAGCAGGTCGTGGGGTGGACCACTGTGCTGACCACCTGGGCCGACATTCAGCCCGTTTCCGGGCTGCAGCTGGAGCGCTCGCGCAGCATTTACAACCTGACCTCCCATCAAGTCACCCTGCGGTGGCGGCCCATTCTGGAAGATGTGCGGCAGGTGGGCTCATTTCGCGTGCTGTATGCGGGTCGAATTTTTGACGTGGGAGCCAGTCTCAACCGCGAGGAGCGCAACCGGGAAGTGATGTTGCTGTGCTCCGAAGGCGTGAATGAGGGCGGTTAATCACCATGATTGACATCAACATCACCGGCCTCTCCGAGCTGCAAGCCCAGCTTGACCGGCTGCCCGCCAACGTCGAAAAGAAGTTGCTGCGTGGCGCGTTGCGGGCTGGGCAAAAAGTGGTGCTGGAAGCCGCAAAAGCCAACATCCGCACCATCAGCGGTGATTTGGCGGCCAGCCTGCGCATCAGCACCCGCTCCCGAAAAAACGGGCTGGTATCTGCGCGGGTGGTGGCAGGCGGCAAAAAGGCTTTTTATGCCCACATGGTCGAATTTGGCACTGCCCAGCACTACATCAAGCCCAAAACCCGGCGCAGCCTGTTTTTTGCGGGTATCAACGCTGAGGTCATTGACCACCCGGGTGCCAAAAAGCACCCCTTCATGCGCCCAGCAATTGATGGTGCAGCCGACGCAGCCATGCAGGCGTTTGCCAACTATTTGAGCGGCCGCATCACGTCCGAGCTGGACAAGTTGCCCGATGAGGCGGATGGAGTCACCACATGAGGGCCGAATCCGTCATTTACAGCCTGCTCACCGCATCCACTGCAGTGACCGCGCTGGTTTCTGCTCGTATTTTCCCGGGTCGGCTGCCGCAAAACACCGTCATGCCCGCCATCAGCTACGAGCTGGTGAGTTCGTCAGAGGTGCTTCCCATCAATGCGCAAGCCGGTGGTGTGCTGATGCGCTCGCGTGTCAGCGTCGCCGTGCTGGCCCGTACGTATTCCGAAGTGAAAGCCATTCACGAGGCCGTGCGCAAGGCCGTGCTGTTCCAGCGCGGCGCATTTGGCACGGTGTGGGTGGTGTCCATCACCCGTGACCTGATTGGCCCCGACACCCGAGACGACTCGGTTGGCCTGTACATGCAAGGCGTGGACTACATGCTCACGCACAACGAAACCTGATGCCCGGCCCCAACCGGACGCCAGCCCCAAAGCCCGCTTGAACGCGGGTTTTTTTACGACCCCAACCCGCCATTGAGCGGGTTTATTCATTTTTGGAGAAAGCCATGCCTCAGGCAACTGGTGTCTTTAAGCAAGTAGCCATCAAGCGTGAAACCACCTACGGTACCGCGCCTGGGGTTTCTGGTGCTGCATTGCTGCGGCGCGTGCAATCCACGGTGGACCTGTCCAAAGACACGTACCAATCCAACGAAATTCGCACCGACTTCCAAATCAACGACTACCGCCATGGCGTGCGCCGCATTAAAGGCTCCGTCCAGGGTGAGCTGTCTCCCGGCAGCTACAGCGACATGTTCGCCGCCATGCTCAAGCGCGACTTCACCGCCGGTGTCTCCACGGCTGGTGCCAGCGTCACCATTGCGGGCACTGGCCCCAGTTACACGCTCACCCGTGCAGCGGGTAGCTATCTGACCGATGGCTTCAAGCTGGGCGATGTGGTGCGGCTGTCGGTGGGCACGTTCAACGCGGCCAACATCAACAAAAACCTGCTCATCGTGGCTCTAACTGCCACGGTGGCCACCGTCTACGTGCTGAACTCCAGCGCCTTGGTGGCCGAAGGGCCCATTGCCAGTGCCACGGTGGCAGTGCAGGGCAAAAAGACCTACATCCCCACCTCTGGCCACACCGATGTGAGCTACAGCCTGGAGCACTGGTTTTCTGACATTGCGCAGTCCGAGCTGTACACCGGCATCAAATTTGACAAAGTGCAGGTCGATCTGCCGCCCACTGGCATGGCCAAGGTCAACTTCGATGTGCTGGGCCAAAACATCACCACCGCCACCGCCCGCTATTTCACCAGCCCAACTGCACTGGGTACCAAGGGCGTGGTGGCTGCGGTCAATGGCCTGCTGCTGGTCAACGGGGTGGTGCAAGCCGTGGTGACGGGGCTGCAAATCAGCATTGACCCCGCCTTCAGCGGCGACCCCGTGGTGGGCTCCAACGTGGTGCCCAACCAGTTCGCAGGCCCGGTGAACGTTACCGGACAAATCACCGCGTACTTCACCGACAACACGCTGCGAGACCTGTTCGTCAACGAAACAGAAACCTCCCTCATCGTGGCGCTGACGGCTGACAACACCGCCACATCTGATGTCATCAGCTTTGCGCTGCCCCGCATCAAGTTGGGCGGCCAGCAAAAGAACGACGGCACCGGTGGCATTGCCCAAACCTTCCCGTTCCAGGCCCTGTTCAACAACGCGGGCGGCACGGGTACGGCCACTGAGCAAACCACCATCACCCTGCAAGACACCGCTGCCTGATTCCCGTGGCGGGCACATGCCCGCCTGCCTCCCATTTCCCTCTCTTTCGCCACCTTCACCACTTGGTATCTGTCATGACTTCCATCCTGTCCATCAAATCCATTCCATCAGCCCCAGTTGAGATCAAAGACGAAAACGGCGCTCCCACCGGCGTCACCTTCGAGCTGGCTGGCCCTACGCACCCCCAGCGCAAGCAGCTGGCCATGCAAGCCCAGCGCCGCATCCAGGCGCAGCTGCAAAAGACGGGCAAGGTCACGCTGGATGACCCGGTGGAGCAAGATCAGCAGGGCAAAGAAGACCTGGCCGCCTTCACGTTGGGCTGGAATGGCTTCGCCGACGAAGCGGGCCAGCCTGTGCCGTTCAGCCAGCAAAAAGCACTGGAGCTGTACAGCAACGACGACTATGCCTGGCTGGTCGATCAGCTCAAAGCCGCTCTGAATGAAAAAGAGCGTTTTATGAAGCGCTCCGCGCCGGTCTGATCGCCCACGCGGAAGCGCAGTTTCGCCTCGGCCGCCGCTTGCCAGACGGCAGCACCGAGCGCGATCACCTGGCTGCGCACCTGCAGGCCTCGGGCCAAGTGCCGCCCGAGCTGCAGGTGCCTGCACTGCCTGCTGGCTGTGAGGTGCTGTGGGGTGTGTTTTTGCAACTCCACAACACCCGAGCAGTGGGCATGGGCCCATCCCCCATTTCGACCACCGATTTGTGGTCCTACCAGCGCATGCACGGTATCCGTCTCAACCCTTGGGAGCTGGACTGCTTGCAAGCGCTGGACGCGGTAGCCCTGAAGGCTGCATCCACATCTGAACCAACGTCGCCCGCCAAATGAGCACCAACATCGGCACGCTGACCATTGAAATGGCAGCCAACGTCGCCCGCCTGCAGCAGGACATGGATCAGGCCAAGCGCGTGGTGAATGACAGCATGCAATCCATCACCCAGGCGGTGGACATGGCCAAGAAAGCCATGATCGCGTTTGCTGGCATTGCCACGGTGGATGCCTTCGCTGGAATGATTCGCGGCTCCATTGAAAGTGCGGCCCGCCTGTATGACCTGGCTGCGCAGACGGGCGCCACGGTCGAGGCGCTCAGCGCACTCAATTCGGTCGGGAAGACCTCCGGCACCGGGCTGGATCAAATTTCCTCGGCCATGAACCGCCTGGCCAAAAACATGTCTGGCGCATCGGAGGAAAGCCTGGGGGCTTCGCGGGCGCTGCAGGCCATTGGCATTCGGTTTGACGAATTCAAATCGCTTGCCCCCGAAGACCAAATGCAAGCCGTGGCCAAGGCCATGGACAACTTTCAGGATGGTGCGGGCAAAAGCGCGGTAGCCATGGCGCTGTATGGGAAAGAGGGGGCAAAAATGCTCCCGTTCATGAAAGACCTGGCGCTCGTTGGGGAGCTGCACGCCAAAGTCACCGCCGAGCAAGCCGCGCAGGCGGACAACTTTTCAGACAACCTGGTCAAGCTCAAGGGCTCCAGTGAGTCGTGGAAAAAAGAGCTTGCCATGGGCATGCTGCCCGCGCTCAACGAAACGGCACAGGCCTACCTGGATGTGATGAACGGCAGCGGCGGATTGAGGGATGAAATCCGCAAGTTGTCAAAAGATGGCTCGGTCACGGAATGGACGCGCAATGCCGTCACGGCCCTGACCTACCTGCTGGACGCCACCATCTACGTCAAGCGTGGCTTCGAGGTGATGGGGGAGTACATCGGGGCCAGCATGGCGGCTTCGTCGGTCTTGGTGACGGGTGTCATTGACGCGCTCGGCAAGGTCAAAAGCGGCGATTTCTCGGGCGCGTTTGATGCGCTCAAAGGGTCCGTTTCCACTGCCGGTTCCATCGTGTCCGACTTCGGCACACGGGTCAAAGACATTTTTAGCGAGCAGACATTGGGTGATCGCCTGCGCGATCGCATCGAGCAAATTCAAGCAATGGGCAATGCGGCTGACGCGGCAAAGCCAAAAATCGACGGGCAGTTCAACGCAGCGGGCGAGGGGGCTGACAAGCAGACCAAGGCGTATGCCGATCTGGTGGCCTCCATCCGCGAAAAAATCAAAGCACAAGGCCTTGAGCAGGAGTCCGGTGCGCAGCTGACTGAATCGCAAAAAGTGCAGCTTAAAGTTGATGAGCTACTGGAAAAGGGCGTCATCAGTAAGGCGGATGCCAACGGTCGGGAAATCATTTCCCTAATCGAATTGTTGACTTTGATGGACCAGCAAAAGTTGGCCGAATCCGAGCATCTGAAGCGGCTGGAAGAGTTGGCCAAGGCCAACCAAAAAGACCTGCAAGACGCCATGGGCCACACCCAGGCGTTGCAGCAGCAGCTCACAGCGCAGTTGCAGTCCAATGAAGCGGTGGGCCTGTCGGCCAAGGGGTTGGCAGACCTGGAAGCGGCACGCCTGCGTGAAAAAGCGGCAGTTCAAGACCAGCTTGCCGACTATGAGCTGCTGGAAAAAGGCAACGTCACGCTGTCGGACCAATACCGGCAGCAGGCCTCGCTGCTTCGTGGGCTGGCCTCAGCCCGCCAAACCGGTGCATTGCTCAAAGAGCAAATGGACTTTTGGAACTCCATCGAAAGCACGGCCAAGTCGGTCTGGACCGATGTGGCCAGCGGCGGGCAAAACGCATTCCAAAAAATTGGCCAAACGCTTAAAGCTGCTGTGCTGGACCTGCTGTGGCAAATCACGGCCAAACAGTGGCTCATCCAGCTGGGGGTCAGCATGGGCGTGCCGGGTGCATCGCTCGCCCAGGGTGCGACAAGCGGCATCGGGTCGTCTTTGCTGGGCAATTTGGGGTCGTCTGTGCTGGGGGCTGGTGGTGTGGGGTCTACGCTGGCATCGGTGGGAACAGGCTTTTCAGCGGCCGCCGGCGGCGCAGACCTGACGGCTGCCATTGCCGCGTACACCGAGGCTGGCATGGGTGGCACTGCTGCCGGGCTGGGGGCGGGTGCTGCTCTGGGGGCCATCCCCGGCTGGGGGTGGGCTGCGCTGGCTGGTGCGGCGCTGTTGTCTGGCATGGATCACAGCGGCACCTATCACTCGGGTGGCATTGCCCAGTACAGCGCAGCGTCTGGCCTGCAAACCAGCACCACCCATGGTGCATTCGGTGCGGGCTTTGGCGGGGTGGATTTCAACAAAAGTGGCATGGACATGGCCAGCGGCCTGGCCAAAGGCGTCACCAGTGTTCTGGACTCAGCTGCTGCGGCATTTGGCAAAAAGGCAGGCTACGAAGTGGTGGCGGCATTTGCCGACGACAGCAGCACTGATGGGGCGTGGGGTGCCCTCAAGATTTCGCTGGGCGGCAATTCTGTGCTGAACTGGAATGACACCCGCACCTCGAAGTGGGCGCCCAAAACATTCAGTGATGGCGCGGCAGGTGCGGCTGAATACGCCAATGCGGTCGCGGCCGACGTGACCCGAATCATCAAGGGCATGGGATTGCCGGAATGGGCGCAGCGTTTCGCCGATGCGTTGCCGGACACAGCATCGCTGGACGATCTTGGAAAGCTCATCCAGCAGATTTCAGATTACCCCGCGCAGTTGCTCCAGAAGTTCGGTACCAGCCGGGATGCCTTGGTGCAGCAATGGGTGCAGGGTGTCAATTCATCCGACGCCTACGCAGCGGGCGCTGCGGTGGCCAATACGTTGGTCAACAGCATCCAGCAGTCCATCTTGACGACGGGGGCCGGTCAGGTTTTTGACATCATCAACCAGGGCATCGTGGTGCCGATGCTGGATGCCATTGTCCATGGGGAGGTGGTCAGCCAGGCCGTCAGTGATGCGGCCATTCAGGCCACCATCGCCAAAGCCAATCAGGCTGCGGCAGCCCTGGGCGCGTTGTTGGGTGACCCTGCATTCCAGGCGGCTCTTGCCAAGCTGCGCACCACATTGTCTGATGCGCTTGGCTCGGCAGGCTCTGTGTTGCAAGGCGGGCAATCCAGTGCTCAAACGGTGGCAACGCTCACCGCCCAGATCAACGCCGCAATGACGGCATCTGCCGCGCAATCCAGCGCAGCGGCTCAATCGATCAAGGATGCGCAAGCGCAGGCGCTGAGTGCCCTTGGCGCATCGATTGACAAGCAAAAAGCCATGTATCAAGCGCAGGCGGATGCAGCCCAGTCGCTTGCCACAAACCTGCGTGACCTGTTTGCCACGCTCAAGCAGTCGGTGGCTGACTTGCGCTCGCAGGCATTGGGCCCCGCTCAGGGCGCAGCCTCTGGCTCTGCGTTCATCTCCAATGCGCTGGCCGTTGCACGGGCCACGGGTGCCCTGCCAGACAAAGATGCGTTGCAGCAGGCCATTCAGGCGGCCACGGCTGGGCTGTCGTCGGCGCAATACGGTAGCGATGCAGACCGCAAATTTCAAACGCTGAAGTTGGCGGGCGAGTTGGAGGCGCTGCAAGGCATTACGGGTGACCAGCTGAGCGAGGCGCAGTACCAAATCAGCCTGGCTGAAGACCAGCTCAAGGTGTTGCAAGACACGCTGGACTTTTATCAGCAGGCGTCGGCGGGCTCTGTCAACGCAACCCTGTCTGTGCGTGACGCCGTGGTGGCGATGCAAGCAGCGCTGGATACGACGCTGACCAATGGGTTTTCTGCCTCTGGCGCCAGTCAAGCCACGCTGCTCGACCAGCTCACCAAGGTGGCCCGTCAATACAGCTCGGGCACATCTTCTGCCGCAGTTTCGCAACTCGCTGCCAGCGTATCGGCTGGAACCATTGGCATTGGCGATGCAGTGAATTTGATGGCAGGCACGCCAGCCGTATCGGCCCTGTTCAATTCCCAAGTGAACACATATAAAAATTTCGATGCAGCTGGGTATTACGGGGAAATCAGAAAAAATGTCGATTCACTCATCAATTCAGGTGTGAGTGGTGACCAGCTTTCCCAAACGCTAATCAGCTATGGGGTATCTCTCACTGATTTATCCCATGCATATAACGTCACCGCTGCAGAAATAGCCGCGAATTTGCTGCGAGCTGGTGCAACGCATTTGCCGCAGCTGGCCGTGGGCACGAACTATGTGCCCAAAGACATGGTGGCCATGATCCACGAGGGCGAGGCGGTGGTGCCGAAGCAATTCAACCCGTGGGCGGGTGGGGGCGGTGGCAACGGCAACTCGCAGTCGCTCGAAAAGTGGTTGGCGGGATTGGACCGGCGCTTTGCATCCATCGAAGGCCGGTTGATTGGGATCGAGTCAAACACCGGCGATGCGGCCGATAAGTTGCGCCGCGCCAGTGCGGGTGCAGCATTCCGTCAGGTGGCAGCATGAACATCATCTTGCCCAAGACGATCACCGCAGCCATGGTGGGCGCTGGCACTTCGTTGGCAGAAGACCCATCTGCAGCCTGGGTGTCCGGTGGTACTTACGCCATTGGTGATTTGCGGTACTTGCTGGCGACGCATCGTGTGTACAAATGTGCCGTTGCCACCGCTGGGAGCACGGTGACGCCTGATTTGGACATCACCCATTGGGTCGATATGGGGCCTACAAATAAGTGGGCACCGTTTGACAGCTATATCAGCACGCCAGCAATTGCCACCACCAGCCTCACATATGTCTTGCAGCCTGGGTATTTCAATGCGGTTGCGTTATATGGGCTGGTTGGAAAAACATATTCCATTGTCGTAAAAGATGCGCCAGGCGGGAATGTCATTTACACATCCAGTGGTCGACTTGATAAAGCGCAGCCGGGGTGGTGGAACTATCTGTTTTGGCCGCGAATTACCCGCACCAAGTTGCTGTTCACTGGTATCCCACTGAGCCAGACGGCAGAAATCACGTTGACGATCTCCGGTGCCACTGGGAGCACTGTGAAGCTGGGAATGATGGTCATCGGTTCGTACAAGCCGCTGATTGGGTCAACAAAAAAAGGTGGCGGCCCGCAGTACGGCGCCCAAGCCACCCCGGTCACGTACAGCTACATCAAGCGCAATGACGACGGAACGGTGACGATTCAGCGGGGTCGCGCAGCCACGGACCTGACCGTCGAAGTCGTCATGCCGCTTGAAGCGGCCGACATCGCATTGGCGTCATTGCAAGAGGTGCTGGATGTGCCTGTTGCATGGATCACGACCGATGCAGCGGGCTACGGCGGGCTGAACACATTTGGGCTCGCGAAGCGGGGGCCTGTTGCCTATTACCAAGGCTATGCGAAATGCACTGTTGATGTGGAAGGATTTATATGACTCTTGCTGTGGTTGCGCCGCCAACAATTCCATCGATCACGACTCCGCCAGACCCAAACGACCCCAACACCTTTGACACCCTGGCGCTGCCATGGTCCCAAAGCGTGGGGGCTGCAACCACTGCGGTGGGCACGGTTGCCGCTGGCGTGTATGCCAATGCGCTGGCTGCCCAGGAAGCGGCGGCCAACGCCATCAATGCGCCCGGCACCAGTGCCACCAGTGTGTCCAGCCTGGCTCTGGCCACGGGTTCTCAGTCACTGACGATCCAAGCCGGCAAGGCGTTCGCCGTCGGCCAGTTTGTGGTGTTGGCCAACACGCCCACCCCCACGAACTACATGACGGGTCAGATCACTGCATACGACCCAGCCACAGGCGCTTTGGTTGTCAACGTCAGCTCCAAAGGTGGCTCGGGGTCTTATGCGGCATGGACGATTTCGCTGACTGCGCCAGTGACCGGCGGGTCCTTGACCACGGCGGACATTGGCACCACGGTCCAGCCGAAGTCAGCGGCCCTGGATGTGTGGGCGGGCAAAACTGCGCCGGCGAGTGTCCCGGTTGGCACGACCGATGCGCAGACGTTGACAAACAAAACGCTGACGGCCCCTGCGCTGAGCGCCCCGGTCATCACCGGCTACGCCGAGACTCGCGTTTCCGCCAACACGACGACGGCGTACACGGTGGACATCAGTCAGGGCACGCTTCAAGACTTGACGCTGACCGCCAATGCCACATTGACGTTCCCGGCTGTGTCAGCAGGCAAGGGCTTCATGCTGATCTTGCGGCAGGACGGGACCGGCAGCCGCACCGTCACGTGGCCCGCTTCGGTCAAGTGGCCGGGCTCTACCGCGCCAACCATTACCGCCACGGCGAGCAAGGCCGATCGATTCACCTTCGTGTCAGACGGGGCGTACTGGTTTGGCTCGACTGCGGGGCAGGGGTACCTCTG